AAACCGTCTTCTCGCCCACGTGGGCCTCCTAGTACACCTCACTCCTGGGACCGCGAGAGGACCGCGGTCGTCCGCCGACGGAGTACCTTTCCCACCGCTGCCCGGGGGCGCCGTGACTACCACATCCAGCACGTGCGCACCCAGTGAGTCGACAACAGCGCGGCCTCATAGCCCCGTGCAAGATAGGCCATTGTCGCGTGTAACTCACCCCCGCGTGGGCGGCCGAAGCGCAGCGCATTTGTCGTTAGCCGAAGAACTATGGAACTGAGAGACGGATGCAGTTGTTCCAGCTGCACGCCGAGCCTGCCCAGCTCCCAATCCAACATTTCGGCCATGTGGCCGCCGCGGGTCACATCCCACAGTGCTCGGGAATGCCGCTTCAGCCACTGGCTTACCGATCCACCCGTTTGTCGCAGGATCACGCTCGCGTCTTGCACCGCCGGAAGTAGGTGTGCAAAACGGCCATAGGTCGACGGCCTATCGTTGAGCGCCGCGACCATGTCGCTTACCGCGGTGACCTCGCGGACCGGGGGCAACGCCTCCACCATCGTTCGTGGCCGCTGTGTGCCGGCCACGACCGCACGAATGTGCATCTGCTTCAGCTCGCGCTTCCACTCGTCCCGCAGCGCGCGCCCCACACTGGGAATGTCATCATTCGACACCACGCCGGCGAGCTCATCACTCGCGAGTCGCTCTGCGTCCCCCGCGCCGAGGTCCAGCCCGAGCGCGGCGGCACGATCGACCCACTTTGCGGCACGCCAGTTCGTGGTGCCAGTGAACTCCAGCCCGGCACGTTTGACCCTTGGGATCGTGGGCCGCACACGTAGCCGGCCATCCCACTGCCCGATCCCGAGGCCGCCTAGCGCGGTCGGCGTCGAGATCGCCGCGATCGGGAGACCGTGAAGACTGCACCACGTTGCGGTCGTAGACTGCCACCACTGCGTGAGCCGCTCGCTGTCCACTCCGCGCCGCCGTAGCGTGGCAAGGACCTCGTGCAGAGCGCGCATTACCATCTCCTCACTCCAAGGCTGGCTCGACCACGGCCGCCGTTGAGTCAGACCCGGGAGTGCGCGTGCTGGGTACCCCTGACAGCCGTCCTCGTCGATCCACACGCGCAAGAACTCACCGGCGTGCTGGAGGACGGAATACTTCCCGATCGCGCCAATCGCCCCGACCCGATCGTACCCAAGTGCGAACAGCCGCAGCACGCTCGCGCGCTCGTCGACGCATAGCGAGTCGTCACCGCGTACCCAGCCTAGTGTGCGCGTCACGTCAATCCCCGCCTGTGCGAGGTAGATGCGGACCGCCGCCGTTACAACCGTGTTCCAGGCATTCCCCATCATCGACGTCCATCGTAGTCCGGACATCAGCCCGCCAGTGACGGGGCGGGTCGCGACAGAGCCATCTGGCATGCGCGTCACCAGCACGCTCGCGTCGAACCCGTCAACTATCAGGCCCGCCTCGAGCCGGAAAGCCTCGAGGTCCGCCAGAGGCACGTTTTGCTCCGCCACACGCACAAAGAAGCGAGCCAGAGACTTAAGCTCACTTGTCGTGGGTTGGTGGTCAAACGCTGCGAAGTCATAAGGCATGCCATACGCGACCCGAATCGCGGACCAGGTGCGCCAGAGTCTGACATGCTGCTCGGAGACCGTCTCCTCCAATGACGACCCACGCCACTGCTTATACGCGCCCCCCATCAAGTATGATATCCATGACATGTTGAGGTAGGTCGCCAGGTCGCCGGCCACAGCCAGTCGAATCTTGCCCAGCTCGCTCTTCAGCAGGGTTGTGTTCACCTGGCCGCGCTGCCCGCGTGCCAGCTCCACCAATTCTTCGAGTGGTACGGTGTCCAACACGAAGTTCTTGCGCGCCTTGATCCTGTGGTGCTCACCGTCCGGTGTCGTGAACTCGAGATGCCCCACGCTGCTGGACCCAGTCGTTAACCACCGTGTCCCGCGAACGTAGTCGTCACGCGACATCCACCGTACGCGACCTGCCTCGCACCGAAGTGCACCCTCCACAATTCGCTCAAACCCATACCCCTCGGGCCAGTGGTGTTCCTCTCCCCCGACAGCCAACGCCTCGCTCTCCTTCCGCAGGTCGAACCCCGGGAATGGAGGATTGCGGTACCCTGCCAGGCCTGACAGTTCGACATAGAGCCGCCAATCCCGATCGTCCAGCTGGCGCATCTTGACCAGAACTGTCAGCTTTCTAGTCACGTCGATGTAGTGGGTAAGGTCGCCATCAAACGCTCCCAGCCCCTCGAGTCGTCGAACCCAGCGGTCGCCGAACATGAACGCGGCGGTACCCAGGTTCAGGGCGGAGATGTGGTCGAAGCCCGTTCCCAGAAGCCGAAGCACCCGGCGGACGGCCAGCCCGCCACCACGCCTGCAGGCAATCCACAGGTCACGAGGCCTTGTGCGCCTTATGCTGAGATCCGTCTTTGTCCGTGCCGCCCATGGCCAGTCCGCCTCTTGACCCGTCAGCCACCACTGCTCAACCCCCGGAGCTGGCACCTCCTGACGCTCGGCCCCCCCCCTACCCAACTCTTTCGTCAC